TTAATCCCCCGTGGACACTGCGTGGACACTTACGCCACCTTTCAGCGGATTAAGGGCCACCGCATCCTGCAGGTAATCCGGTGCAAAATGCGCATATGCCATTGTTTGCTGAATGGTTGCGTGACCAAGAATCTTCTGAAGCGCAATAATGTTTCCTCCGTTCATCACAAAATGGCTGGCGAACGTATGCCGCAGCACATGTGCAGCCTGGCCTTTTGGTAAATCGGGCTTAACTCTTTTCAGCGCCAGGCAGAATTCCCGGTACTTCACCTCAAACAAGCCGCCTGTTTCTCTGGTTTTGATCGCCTCACAAACTGCCTGCGAAATTGGCACTGTTCTCTTCCGGCCATTTTTGGTTTCAAGAAACGTTACACGGTTATGAACTATCTGTTCACCACGAAGCTTACAAGCTTCACTCCAGCGCGCCCCTGTGCTTAAACACAAAAGCGCAACACGCCAGTAGTCGCCCTCCAGTGTATCGAGCAATAGCGCCACTTCCTTCTGTGACAGGAACGCCATTTCTCGTGGAGATACATAAAGAATAGAAATTCCCCTTACTGGATGTTCTGCATCCCAAAGACCTATTTTTTTCAGCACGGTAAACATTCCGGATAACCGATTCATGTACCTGTTAGCAGATGACGGTTTCAATCCTTCAGCTATCTTTTGAGAACGCCACGCGATAATTTTCAGCTTATCAAGATCCACAGCCTGCATATCAGCGCCAAGCTCATTGATTATGTTGCGCAGTTGTTTTCGGTCTTCTTCCGCCTTACGCCTGTGCTGGCCGTGATACATCCACCACAACTCAAGCAAATCATTTAGCGTTCGACGATCACGGTAGCCCTGTATATATTCCCGCTTTTCAGCGTTCGCCATGATGTAGCGTTCAGTGGCCACCGCTACCGATTTTTTGTCAAATACCTTACGCACGCGCTTTCCCTTGCGTCCGTTCGGCCTGATGTCCAGCAAATAACGACCATCTTCGAGCTTCTTAATCGACATTACGAAGCCCTCCAATGAACCGCTCTACAATTTCTCCAGCCTCTTTCCAGCAATAATCAGACCAGACAAAAAGCAGGTCTAACCAGTTTTCTGGCCTCAGCGGGATAATTTTTGGATTGTTTCGGTTGAAACGCGATCTCCCTCCGAATTGCAGGAACCATCAAGAGAGAGAGCCGGAGAAATTTGCCCGACCTCCGGCATCGTTTCATCTGTTGATAACCAATAAGCATACTTCTTAAATTTAGGGTGTTTCGTAACCTTAAGTAAGGCACCCTCTGTTACTTGCTTCCCCCTCACCTCATAGTTAGTTACCGTCCCATAAGGCAGCCCAACACAATCCGCAAACTCCTGGCGGGTCATACCTTCTGCTTCACGAATCAGGCGAAATTTTTCACCCATGCTTGACAAAGATGCCATATCGGGCATATCCTCCATCGCAACATGCCACATCGGGCACAAACATAAAAACACTCAAATAAGCCGATATAAGCCATTTTGAGCCATTCGAACGAATTAGGGAGATTACCACAATGAGCGAATCAGAGCTTGAGGGGTTCATTCAGGTAGCACCATATCCACTTGAAGCGGTGCCATATCAACTATTTGCCAAGATGATTGGTCGCAAAGAATCAACCGTCAGAACCATGATTGACGCTGCAAAGTTACCAACGATTGACTTTGTGAAACCAGGTTCAGTGAAGACGCGTGCATCAGAAAACTGGGTATATCTGCCAGCATTTAACGAAGGCATGCGCAAAGCGTTTTTTGAGCAACCGAAAGAACGCCGCGACGCATGGTTGTTGTGGCTGGGACTTTAGTCATAAATGACCAGCCATATCATCAGCGCCATTCTGACCCTTGTTTTTATTGAGATAGGCGTAATAGAGATCTATTTGTTTCGCAAGTTAACGGGACATGAAGAACGCTTTATTGAACTCAGCATTGAATATATCGCCGCTTATACCAAAGGACTTTTCCCGGCAGCTATTGGGGCGATGTTTATAGCGTTTGTTATCTGGTTTATCGGGTGAGAAACCTGACAACCCACAACTACTGCAATGAGGGTAATTATGTGTGGCATGGACAAATTGGACCTTATGTTAATTGTAATACTATCAATTAACTTCGGTTACCTCTTAAGCGGCGCAATTCTCATGTGCGGAGGCAAACGAAAATGAACCAGCAGTCCGCAAAACGTGAAAACAATGCGATACGATTTAATCGCAAATATTTTGAGTTCGGCCTCTATGCCGGAATAATTAAATCTGTACAGAGTCTTTAACATGAAACAGCAACGTAATTCACGCTTTCGCAATGGTGCAGAACGCCACGCTAACCGTTTTGCTACCAGTGCATCACGCAGCAACATCCGCTACAGCCTGAGTGATACACACGCAACGCCGGATGGCTACCCAGTAAAACAAATCGGCGAGCATGCCTGGCTGATTGAGAAAGCTGGAATCGTGATCCACAAATGCCCACGCAATCCGTTTACCGGAAACCGCATTTTTGCTCTAAGCAGTGGCGACAATCAGTTCGGGCAGGATTTCACATTATACGAAGCACTTCGCACGGTTGATCGTCTGCTTCGCGGGCAAAGTTTTATTAAACAGGCTGATTTATAACAGGTGCTTTATGACCAAAGAGCATGCACAAGGTGTATTTATCCGTTTTATTGATTTTCGCGGTGAACTGTTATTACGCGCATCCGCTATTGATGGAGTGACTCCGGCGGGTAAAAACGGAGCCGCCGAAGCCACTTACATTTATCTGAACGGCACACGGCTGCTTGTGGAACTTCCGTACCAGACCGTACGAGAAATCATTAGCGAAGCTGAAAAGGCACGCCAGGTTAATGGCGATGAACCCTATATCGAAATTATTTGTATGGATTCAGAAGCTGAAATACAGAAAGCAGATTAAAGGGCGTTGTGATGGGCAAAGAATATAAAACTCTCATTAACAAAGCACTTGAGCGTTTTTATTTTCGCTTAAGTGCATCAGGCGCTCATGCTGAACGTGCGGCCCGTGACTCATTGACCAGAGCAATCCGAAGTCTGTATGACGTGGCTTTTTACGCTGATGATCTGGATGCACTTAACGAACTTTCCGAGCTGATCTGTGCCGCAGAATGCGGGGAACATATTGAACCGTATAAGCTGGGGAATATCGCATGAGTATATTTATCTCATGGCTTGTTCTGATTATTTCGGTGGCCTGCGCTATTGGGATTATGCGAATTATTCATTCAGTAAAAAAGATTGAGCGTTTTTTCACTGAAGAATAACAGCACAAATAAAACACACGATTAAATAAGAAAACATGAAAACAATCCGCACTCGCGGAGGTATCCATATATATAAACACGAGGTTAGCATGCTCAGGACAAATCAAAAAATACTGAAGGATGCATATTTTGACAGGGGGCGAGATCTCGCAAAGCTTTGCGCCGCACTAAAAGAAATCAGTCAGTATTTCACTGATATTGAAGATGATATAGCTAACAAAGGTGCCAGTATTACATTAGCGAACAGAGCACATTTTATGGGCTTTAATGTTTTCACAGCCATAAGAACATTAAAAGAACAAAAAGAAGAAATAGAAAAGCTCAAATACAGACATAAAGCCAAGAGGGTGTAATGGCAATTAAGCATTTTCCTGTCGTTCGCTTCACCTCCAGAGACCGCGAATACGAGGTCGACGAACGACTGATTACCACTATCGACAAACATCGTTCGGAAAAGGATGCACATCACATCTATCTCACTGACGGCACTTACTTCTGCGCCACGAATGTGGTGCGGGTGAACCTTATCCGACAGGTACAGGAGTCACGCAGATGACCATTCTGGACTACATCGCTACCCATCCGGGTTGTAGCGGCGGAGAAATCGCCGCAGCACTGAATACCCCAACCACAGCCATCAATGCTGAGTTACGCCGACTCTGGCGCGGCGGCTTAGTCATCAGAACAAACCGCAGCACAGGTGGTCGCGCTCGCAAAGCAGGAGGCCAGGCTTCTTACCACGTAAACCCGATGCCGTTCGGGTGTAGCAATCCACTTACTCACATGTTTAACCTGCTACTGAAGGAAGCCAGAGCATGAGCGCCATCAACCACCAGGAATTACGCGAACTGGCGACTGACCTGCAACGAATGGCAACGCATCAAAAATTACTGGCGTTTCGCGCAATGCTCTCGCCATCTGCCGTGCTGGCACTGCTGGATGAGCTGGAGCACGCCAGAACCATGGCTCCTGCCATTCGTCTGACGCTCCATCATGAAATCAAGGATTTTTGCGCGACGCTGGAGTCACCAGGTGAATCAGAAACGCCGGAAGCAATGCAGCAGGAGCTGCTGCAACGCATCGACAACGTTTTCGATTTTTTCCTTAACCAGTAAAGGACCGCGATATGAACAAAAAGACCTGGTTTCGCGCATACATGTGGGCGCTGGTATGCGTCCTCGTCTCTCTCATTCTGTATGCAGGACTACTCCCCCGAATGATTTCATCAGACAGCTCCTTCCTGGTATTGCTGGGAATTTTCATTGCCATGCTGTACCCGGCAGGCGTTGTTCGCCTTTTCAGTAAGTACATCAAGGAAATCAAACAATGAAGAAATTCAAACTTTTTCAGATTCTCCCGCTTTTTGCCGCCATCCTGCTGGTTGGTTGCGATCGCGTTGAGCCAGGTAATGTGGGCATCAAAGTCAACAAACTGGGCGACGACAAAGGCGTCGGTGAAGTGGTTGGCGTTGGCCGCTACTGGACAGGCTGGAATACAGAGGTTTACATCTTCCCGACCTTCAAACAAATGAAGACTTACGATGAGCCGTTCAACTTCCAGATGAGTGACGGCACAACCATCGGCTATCACATCGGCGTGGCCTACAAAGTTGAACCATCCAAAGTTACCACGGTGTTTCAGACCTACCGCAAAGGCGTGGACGACATTACCGACACTGACCTGCGCCAGAAGATCGCCGATGCACTCAACCGACTGGCCAGCAAAATGACCACCGATAAGTTTATCGACGGTGGTAAGTCTGAACTGCTGGATTCAGCACTTAAAGATATTCAGGAAGAGATGACCCCCATTGGTATTCAGGTCATGAGCCTATCTTATGTCGGTAAACCGGAATATCCGCCAACCGTTATCGACAGCATTAACGCCAAAGTCACGGCAAACCAGAAAACCCTGCAACGCGAACAGGAAGTCAAGCAACGCGAAGCAGAAGCCAACATGTTGCGCGCAGAAGCTGCCGGACAGGCCGATGCCATTCGCACAAAAGCCCAGGCTGAAGCCGACGCCATTCGTTTACGCGGCGAAGCTCTGCGCCAGAATCCCGGCGTTATGGAGCTGGAAGCGATCAACAAATGGAACGGCACGCTGCCGCAATACATGACCAGTAACACCGCTGTTCCGTTCGTTCCCGTGAAGTAATGACACCCGGCCAGTGCAAACCGCTGGCCGGAGCAGTATCAGGATTTTTTAGTATGCCGTTCTCACAAAAAAACCGCTTGCCATGCCGCAATCAGCCAGGTTACATTTCCGCTGCACCTCACAAAACGGGTGCCGGGTTTCGCAGCCTGCTGACAAACATAGCGCACAACCGCGCCAGCGGTTTTTTTGTGCGTACTGTATCGCCACGTTTTTTTCGCACACGAATTATGGCGGGGCGTACGGGGCCGACTTCGGTCGGGCCGGGTTCTATGTTTGCCGGTACTGCGAACCTCGTACGTCTCGCCACCCACAGTTTCGCAGCTCTGGATGGTGAGTTTTCAAAACTTACACACATAGAGGCCACACCATGGCAAACCGCAAACAGCACCGCACTATCGCGGAGCGTCGTCACATCCAGACTGAAATCGATCGCAGACTCACCCGCGCTGCACACATCGCCTTTATCATGCAATCCAACACATTGCACAGACTCAACAGCACTATTTCAGCCGACTACTGCGCCGCTGTATTCAGCTATCTGGCGGAAGACCTCCTGTCTCTTCAGGATCTCATCCAGCAGCAAAACAAACTCCATTAATTCCTGTTCCGGGCCTTTCCTGCACCTTGCGGCGGGAGGCCTTCGCACATCTGTAACAAGAGGATTGCCGCAATGATTCTCGCCAACGACTTTCTTGAATACCTGCTCAACACAGAGCGTGATCTTGCCGTTCGCGTGCGTGAACGTTATGACATGTACCTGAAATCCCTGCCTGTACCGCAGCTCGCTGACGGAAAGATTGTTATTGATGGTCGCTACATGATTGACAGCCACGAGGGAAATTACAGGCTTTACCGCATTGAAGGTGGCACTCCGTCCGTTATTGGCATTTACCAGCGCCCATCCTCTGCAATCGTCGATGTGATTGCCGACAGCATCCGCATCACACATCGCTATGCCGACACAGAAGACACCGTGCTGGAAATTCAGCGGCTGGCTGCCGTTTGCCGTGACACCCTGAACGGTATGACGCAGTAAATCAGTATGACGACAGAGTACATCAGGGACTGGCAACAACCGCGCCACGCAGTGGGGCGTGAAGGAACGGGGATCCCCGCACCTGAATCCGCGCTTTCCTCCTGGCTGGATGCCTACCGGGCAGAGAACGAGCGCCGACAGGAAAAGGCTGATGCGGCGTTCTCCGCCACGCCGCTGGGCAACCTGATTAATAAAAGCCTGGATGCACAGGAAAAACAGGACAAAACCATCACACTGGCAGGAGACGCCAGAAAACAGGCACGCGGCGCGGTGGATGAAGCCATGGCCTCGCTGCGCCTGCTGCCGTCCTATCTGCGCGATCCGCTTATTCGCCACCTCTCCTTCCTGCGCAAAAAACAGGAAGCCGATCGCCGGAAAGGCAAAAAGAGCTGGCAGGCGGAACGCTATGCACGCGGAACCCTGCGCAAAATATTCGAACGTCTGGATCGCACTGACGGACGCTGGCTGACACCGGGTTATCGCTCCCTTGCCGGACGCGAACGCCTGGACGATTTGCTTTACCTGCCGCAGCTCAACAAACACCAGATACAGACGCTGGCCACCATGACGGCGGCGATGTTCAGCAGCACCTTCGAAAAACTCTGCGATGGCTTTGGCGCGACCGATGGCGAACTGACCATGGATGTAACGCTGAAGACGTATCAGATGCTGGCCCGCATGGCGTTACACCTGCACATCATGCCTCCACATTATGACGCACTGACAACAGATAAAGACCGGAGGAACGAACCGGACACGGAGCTGCTACCGGGCGCAGTCCTTCGCCTGACCTGTGCGGAATGGTGGAAACGCAAACTGTGGCTGTTACGTTGCGAGTGGAGAGAAGAACAACTCCGCGCCGCCTGTCTGGTTTCCAGAAAAACATCGCCCTATCTGAGCCAGGACGCGTTAAGCGAGTTTCGCGCACAGCGCGAGAAAACACGCGATTTCCTGAAAAGTTTCATGCTGGAAAATGAAGACGGGTTCACGATTGATCTCGAGACAGTGTATTACGCGGGAGTAAGTAACCCGGTTCACCGTAAGGCAGAAATGATGGCCACCATGAAGGGGCTGGAACTTCTGGCCGAAGCCCGTGGCGACAGAGCGGTGTTTCTGACTGTCACCTGCCCGTCAAAATACCACGCAACAACGGAGAACGGTCATCCGAATCCCAAATGGAACGGGGCCACCATGCGCGACTCCAGCGATTACCTGGTTAACACGTTTTTTGCGGCGGTCCGCAAAAAACTGAACCGCGACGGCCTGCGCTGGTATGGCATCCGCACGGTGGAGCCTCACCATGACGGCACCGTGCACTGGCATATGATGGTCTTTGCCCATCCGGAAGAAATCGACACCATTGTGTCCCACACCCGCGATATTGCCATTCAGGAAGATCGTCACGAGCTGGGCGATGATATTACTCCGCGCTTTAAGGCGGAGTATGTCGACGGCTCAAAAGGCACGCCAACCAGCTACATCGCCACCTACATCGGAAAGAACCTGGACAGCCGCGCCGTGGATGGCATCGACCCGAAAACGGGCAAGCCACGCGTTGACCACGAAACCGGAAAATCAATGGCCGAGAGCGTGGAGCGCGCCATCGGCTGGGCGCGCCTTCACCGGGTCCGCCAGTTCCAGTTCTTTGGCATCCCCTCCCGTCAGGTGTGGCGTGAACTGCGCCGCCTTGCCAGCCAGATGGCACGCAACCCGGAAGGCCCGCAACGGCTGAAGGATGACGCAATGGATGCAGTTCTTGCTGCCGCTGATGCCGGGTGTTTTGCCACCTACATTGAAAAACAGGGCGGCGTACTTGTTCCACGCAAAGACTACCTGATTCGCACCGCCTACGACCTCGCAGATGAGCTGAACGATTACGGCGAACAGAGCGTACAGATTTACGGGATCTGGTCACCACTCATCGGGGAATCCTCCCGTGTGTGCACGCATCCGGATAACTGGAAGCTGGTAAGACGTAAACCGGAAGCGGAAGACAGCGCCCGCGAAAATGGTTTTGACCTTCAGGGCGGCCCTGCCGCCCCTTGGACTCGTGGCAATAACTGTCCCCGTGTACAGGAAACGGACAACAACGGGACAGAACAGCCGGAAGAACGGCCAGCACCGTGGCCGCAGCTCCCTGACGGCGTTGAAGTGAACGAATGGATGCGCTCACTGAAACGGCACGAACGCCGGGCGCTGATGCGTTCGCTTCGTGACAAACAGGCAAAAAACAGCAGTGATGAAATGCAGAGCTGGACACAGAGCCGCAAACAGCAGCGGCCTTTGCCTGATAACCACGAATTACTCGCTAAAGAATGGCGGGAGTCTGCTGAATCTCTCGGCCTGCATATCGGTGAACAGCAGATGCAGCACCTGTTACGGGGCGGCAGTCTGTACGTTGACGGCAGCATCATTGCACCGCAGGGATTTGAAATTGTACGCAAACCAGATACCCGCCCGGACAGCCGAATCACGCAGCTCTGGCAGCGCCTGAGCCGTAATCACGGCGTAAGCAGCACGGAGATCCGCCATAACCCGGTCGCCAGCTATCTGGAACAGCTGGGGGCATCAGACCCCGAAGCCGCCGCACGACCTGGCATCCACACTTCAGCAGGACCAGAACACCATGAAAACACCCGTTACCGTGCTTTCTGACATGCTGCGCGCCATCCGCGACGCAGAGCACGCACAGAGAATCAGTGAAACCACTGAACGCGCCCACCGCAAAGCAGACCTGCTGCGGGGTGGCCTGACCAGTGGAAACAAAAAACAGACAGAAACGGGACTCACAAATCCCGTAAATGAGCAAAAAACGCGCCGCGATATATGAAGCGCGCACAAAACAGGCAAAAACGGGATTTCAGAATCCCGTAAACGATTAATTAATCAACATAAGGAAAAGCGACATGAAAATTTGTATCGACGACGGCTCCACCAACATCAAGCTGGCATGGACTGAGAACGGCGAACGCCGCAACGCCATCAGCCCGAACAGCTTCAAGTCGGAATGGTCTGCGCCGTTCGGTGGCACGCAGCCCGCGAACTACATGCTTGATGGCGTGCGCTATGGTTTTGATCCGGTCAGCGATCGCTTTGTCCAGACGACCGACACGCAATACCAGTACAGCGATGTGAATGTAATTGCCATTCATCACGCGCTGGTCAAATCAGGCATCACACCACAGGAAGTGGATGTGGTTGTCACCCTGCCACTGAGCGAATATTTCGACACAAACGCACAGCCGGACATGGCCAACATCAACCGCAAAAAAGCGAACGTCATGCGCCCGGTGGAGTACCAGAACGGCGAAGCATTCACTATCCGTAACGTGCGGGTTATGCCTGAATCCATTCCGGCTGGCTTTAAGGCACTGGCTGACATGAGTCCGTTTGAATCCCTGCTGATTGTGGATTTGGGCGGAACCACGCTGGATGTGGCAAAGGTTCAGGGGCAACTGGCAGGTATCAGCCAGGTGTTTTGCGATCCACACGTAGGCGTTTCTCTGATGGCCGATGCCGTACTGTCGGTGATGGCCACTAACGGTATGCGCACCAGTCACCACATCGCCAATACCATTATCGAACATCGCCATGATGAAGCCTGGCTGCGCCAGCACATCCACAATGACGCGCATTACGCCAGCCTGATGGCGGTTATTCGTGAAAAGGAAGAAACACTGAAACAACGCGTGATCCGCGCGCTGGCGGGTTTTTCGGGTTACGGGCGGGTGATGGTTGTCGGTGGCGGGGCGGAGATTGTGGCACCCGCTATCCGCGAAGCCTGCGGAGTTAATGCGACTTTCATCGCGGACGGGGTGCCACAGTTTGCTCTGGTTAATGGGCTGTACGCAATGGACAAGGAGTAAACCAATGACGACACCAACCAGACGAATAAGTTTCTATCTGAAGCCCGCCGCCGTCAAGAACGAAGGCGAAGCATGCGCCTGGCTGGACAGCCTTACACCAGAAGCCCGCAAAAGCGGCCAACGTGTGGCTTTTCTGGCCGGGCTGGCACTTCTGAAAATGAATCCGGCAGAGGCTTACCGACTGGCTGCATGGGCTGATGATGAAGCGTTATCAGTGACACAAACCAGGACAGAACGCCCCGCATCACAGCCAGTATCAACCGCACAGATAACCAGTCAGATGGCCGGAAATATCCGGGCGTTATTTCCCGAATAATACAACATCAGGGCGCATCCGCCCTGATGACTTTAATCCGGGAACACAAACAAAGGGGACACAATGCAACACATTGACAGAGAAAAAGCGCAGCGACTGATTGAGCGGATGGAAGCGCTGGCGAAAGAAGAAAATGTCAACATCCAAAAAATAGCTGAATGTGGCCAGATAGTTCTTCGTCGTGAAAAAGACCTCAAACAACTGATGTCTGGCGAAACCAGCAAAACATGGACTTCAGGCGAGGAAACGATTTATTGCAGCTTCTGCAATAAATCCCAGTACGAAGTCACAAAGGTGATTGCTGGACCGTCTGTTTACATCTGCAATGAGTGCGTGGATTTGTGCAATGAAATTATCAGGAGAGAAGTGGCAGACAAAAAGGGAAAAAACACATGAACAGAAAACAAAAACAAGAGTTGAAATACTTTTTACGTAAAGAAATTGCCAGGCTTGAAGATGCAGAATCACGATCATCAGAAATTCCGTTCGGAATGGATATCAACGACGCCCGTATGCTCCAGGCATACCGTATAGCTCAGGCTGTACTACAGGCAAAACCGTCAGATGGACTGGTTAGAGCAGTACGTTTCTATGAACTGGTAAAACGTGAGAATCCGCCAACCGAAACCGGAGCATGGAAAGACGCTGTTGACTGGGTGCTCAAAGAGGCTTGCCAAGCTGTAAACATTGACATCAAAGGAGAGGGATATGGCAACTTTGCAGGAATTAATCGACCTGACGCCAGAACAGGAAAAAGCGTGGAATCGCCTTGTGAAGGCTGTAAAGGATTTCAGGGCAGCCGGAGGAAAGTTTTATAGCGTCCTGGACACGCTGAGCGCATACAACGGCGAGCACGTTGCCAGCATTGATAACGATAAGGGCTACCACACTGCAAGCGTTTATATGCCTAGCATTGATGCGCCAGGGCTAACCAGTTGGGCTGATGATTGGCACGGCATCACGCTGAAAGATGGCGTTGAAGTGGATGAGGACTAACACATGACAACTTTCACCGACAAAGAACTGATTAAAGAAATCAAAGAGCGCATAGGCAGCTTGGACGTTCGAGACAATATTGAGCGCCGTGCTTATGAAATTGCACTGGCATCACTGGAAGCAGAGCCAGTAGCATGGATGCATGTAAATAACGGCATCGGAATACCAGCAATAACAAGGAGTAAAGAGGTTGCAGAGAGTTGGTTATCAAAAGGCTGGTATGTCCAACCCTTGCATCTGGCCCAGCCTGCATCAAAGCTATAGAAATAAGCCAAAACGCCCTCTTCCTGGGCGTTTATTTTAATGCACAATAGTGCACAAATTTGCACAATTTTTTTGAACGACTTTTTACCCTTCCGACCCCCGTGGCGGCTGGATCCGTCAAGGATCCGTGCGTGCACAAAAAAACGCGTTTTTTCTGCGCGCAGGTGACGGGGGAACAGCCCGCGTTTCAGGGGGTAAATAGCATTCCCTGAACGATGTCGCAGAGATACAACAGAATGGCTGTCTTTCTCACGCTGAGCGTGAAAAAGACGTGAGGGCTTTTGATTTGATGGGGTGAAAGGTAAGGCCGTCAAAATCGCACTGAGGCGGCGAGAAAATACAGTCAACGCGGTGGGATTGCGTAAGAGTCTGACCGTCGATGGTGGCGATATACTGGAAGGCGTCGTGAAATTATCTGATTGATACAGGAGCTGGAGAGTCGGGGCATAAATTTTTTATGCCCCGGCGAAGCAGCAGACAAGCGAAGCGCGTCAGGATGTGGGCTGGGTGTCTAACAGTGCGTAAGGGTTAAAGCGGATCACCTCTTCGCCAAGCCAGTCATTGATGTGCTTCATGGCCTCCATGACGGGCATCAGCTCGTTAATTGC